GGCCCCGTAGCTCCTTTCAAGTATCTCCATTATATTAGCCAGCGTTTCCCCGTAAAAAGGTTCATAGGATAAATCTTCTAAGCCAATAAAAGCATAGCCTCCTGAAGATGTAGGAATCCCAAGATGTAATAAACCGCCGTCTACTCCCTCAGGAGTCCAAGCAGATACAAAAAGATGTGCTCCATGGAAATCAACAGGTGAAAAATTAATTGTTGACGAAAAAGCTTGGTAAAAAGAACCATCATGAGTCACTATTTTTTGATGAACCTCATCAACAATATTTGAGTTTTCAAATATTGTGTCACCCACCCAGTTTTCATCAAGCGTATTATTGGAAAATTGCTCTGAAAAAATTATAGCGCTTGGATTGTATTTAAAAATTTCCAAAGCCCAATTTTCATCTTCAGACCCAGGCAGCCTGGTTATCTCCCAAACGATTTCCACCTCTTCTTTTTCAGGGATGGGCAGGTTAATTTCTTCGTTTGCTGAAGTTGGCCAAAGCTCCCCGTCAACATAGACTTGCAGGCCAAAAAGTTCCGGGCTGGCGACATGGTATGTATAGTTTATATCGCCTCCTCCTGGCACATTATCAACAACATGGATTACATCGCCAATTTCATTAGAAATTACGACACTTGGGCCCTCCATATCTTCAGTCCAACCCATTTTATACCTCTCTGAAAATAAAATTCTATTACAGGGGATCTATCGCAATATTATCTAGCCACACAAAGCCATTTGAAAGGTTTATTTGGAGCAAACTGCCATCTGTAGTAGTTTTAGTCTCTCCAAAACCAATATGCTTAATTACTGTCTTGTCGGGAGAGCGGCTATCGCTGTAGATAATTGCTGAGGCTGTATCTGCGATTGGGCCGCCAACAGCTTCCCATGTAGCCGTGTTTGCTGAAACCACTACAAGCCCAGTCATTGAGTCAAGGCTAACAGATACCCCAGTCAATGCAAGGCCCCCAGCCGTGTACCCGTATCCTCCTGCAATTTCATTGCTTGAACAGTCCGCCCAAGCAGCATGGGTATCAGGGTCATAGCTAAAGCTTGGCACCATCAAAGCAATTTTAAGTGTCTCAGTCTCCAGGGATTCCAGCAACTCAAGTAAAAACTGGGTTGAATGAATTTGTGTAACTGCCATTTTGTTAATTCTCCTTATAAGATACAGACATTAAAGCCCTTAATTATGCTAAATAAAATTTAGGGACACGGATCTCATCTCCTGCACCCTCCCAGGTAAAATTGTTATTCATATACTCAAGAATATTTGTGGTATCTAATGGCGAAAACCCTGGCCATGTATCTTGTCGAAACCCAAACACAGCAACAAACATGTGAGATCCATCATTTTCGCATTGTGCATATGCGACCCCAACCTCGTCAAAGTCACCATTTAATATTGCAGCCCAATGTGGTGGCGAGTCTTCCCACCCGGCTAATACCGATCCTACAGGATCATCGCCAAAAACAGCCCCAGCGTTTTCCCCGCCATCAACAGGCTGATAAACAATCCGCCATAAAATATAGCCTGAGTCTATGACCCTATCTGTAACCGTTGAGCCATCTGACCCTGTATGAGATATGGTTTCAACCGTGAAATTAGCGGCCAAATCAGCTACATGCCTTTCTGCTGCCGACACAAGACATGCATTGACGCTAAGTTTTTTTAACCCATGGTTTTCTCTTGCGTCATTAATAGCCTGCCAACAACCCAATGCAAATCCTTCAAGCAAGTTTTGAGGTGATATATAAATCCTTAATATCTGTGTTCTCTCCCCTGATATAGCCCCTAAGTACCTTTGGTCCATAGATAGACCACCGTGGTTTATACCCCACCCCACTGTCGCAAAATCAAATACCACTGCCCCATTTATATTTTTAGCAATGCCAAAATCCATAAGCGGTGCAGCCGTTGCAGCACACGACTCTCCGACTAACTCATAATGGACATCATCGTCCCAAGAATCGTATAAAAAATCTGTCAAGTTATCTAGATGTTGCTTGGCCGCATACCACCAGTCATCAACTCTGTCATTTAACTCAAAGCCAAACACTGAATGGTACCAATAAAAATTACGGCTATAAGATGCAGGGCTCCCTGAAGAGCTTTCACATCTGTTTTTCTGATCTTCCGGGACACTTGACGGGTAATACTGCCCGTATTTGTTTACTATATAAGCTGTCTTTAGCAGCTCATCTTCCTTAGTAACCGGGTTGAAATACTGAACATATGGAATCATCCATTCACTTAACGGCATATCCCATCTAACCACCGGGCTGACAAAATGCGTATGGTATGGCACTGTCTGCCCCTCATAATAATCAAAATCAGGATCACCCAATTCAGAGATTACACCTTGGTAAAAAGTGGGATAATTTAATTTACTTATTTTCGCGTTTTCATCATTTACACAATCAGATGCGGCCATCTTCGTATAATCAATGGCATTATACGGTGGCCATATATTATCATTGAACTCATCTTCCCCGGCGGTGCCGGATAAATATTGATCGCATCCAGGCTCCGTAGCCCACCAGTTATCATACAAACTTCCGGAAATAGTTAGAAGCGTCCCATTAGACCCCCCCATTGCCATAACAGCATCCTTGACTGAGGCCAGATCATCTTTTGCAACAAGCAAAGCATTACCTATAATATCCCAAGCAAACGCCTCATCTTCTGATCTTGATGAAACAATAAGTATAAATGCGGCAGCACAATGCCGCTTCTCCCATCTGTGAGCCACAACAAACAAAGTTGGCTCATCAATATCTCTTTGCCTTTGCCGCAAGACAACAATCTCATCACCCACCGCAAACCCGGCAGCAGCCCCCTCAATCGCCCCATTGTCCCGCAACGGAGAATCCGGCAGGCAGTGGTAATAAATGGGGACGTCAGAATACGAGTTTTCCCCGATCGTCACAGAGCAGGTGTCTGTCTCACCGTCAATCGAATCAATGACGCCGGGGACATACTCGTATTGCTGAAGGTCTCCAAAGTTTTTAAAATTCTTTCTTGGCATTAATCAGTCCTTAGCTGGTGGTGGCCGCAATCTCGTACTTGACGGCAAGCTCGTCAGTAGCCTCAACCGGTTTGTAATTATCAAACCGTTTGGCTGAAACCAGAGCCCCGGATGTACTTGTTTTGGCCTGTGTCGTGGTCAAAAACGCCCCATAAACACTTATTGCCTGCAAAAACGTGAACTCCGCCCTTGCCGCCTCATTGGTGCAATCTGCCGTAGAGGTTGTGGCTATGGTATAAGCTGGCCTGTTGGTTTCAGGCGTATAATCAGCATCCTGGCACTCTCCGTAAGTCCCGGACGCCCCAAGTCTTGCAGCCGCTGTATCCCCTGCAACAGGGGTTACATTGTTTTTGAAAATACCGACATAAACACCGTCTGGCTTTGCAGTGCTGCCAAAAATCACGTTTAAGATCAAAGCTCTGCCTTCCACGGTAAACAGGTTTTTGCCTGTCTCCCTGGAAATCAGCTTGCCGCCCCTGAAATGCTCGGCAGTCACAAGGCCCAGAAAGTCCAGGGCAGATTCCCGGATATGCTTTAAGGCATAGGCCAGGTCCGGCTGGTCCTCTACCGGGATGAAAGGATTGATTGGAAACTGGTTGCTCATAGTAAAAGCTCCTTATTTTTAATCAGTTACCCCACCCTTACGGATCTCCGCATCCACCGAATCACCAAATCCGGCAGTGGAGGAATGAATCCGCCCGGTGGTAAATACTTTATTGGTTGCCGCATCCCCGCCGTCAGATAGCGGTGATGTAGTAATGTACTGAAAAATCCCGCCCATGGTGCGGTACAATGAAGCACCCCGGGCAGGCACACCCATTTGCAGTTTGGTTTTTGTTAAATTAAAAAGCCTTCCTGCCGCATTGCCCGCCACAATGCCCTCAGTGGTCCGCCATACCGGAACATCCACATATCCTTTTTCCGGCGTACCCAGCACATCGCCCAATTCGGGCAAATTATTGGCATAAGCCAGGGTGCCAGGGATAGACGGAGCCCCTGCGTCAGATTGCTGCATACCATCAGGCACGGTGCCTGCCAGAAACTGCGTGCTTTTGCGAGTGCCCACAAAAAGACCGGTAGGCACCTTGGCAATGACCGTAATTTCTGCATCCATCTGGAAATAGTTGGTGGTAGGCTTAAACAGCGACAGTAAAAACGGCTCCGAATAAATCAGCCTGTCCCCATCTGCCCCCCACATGCGGCCAAACGCATAACAAAGCTGCGTCATGGGCGGAGGGGGAGAGCACATAAAAGACGGCAAAGGTTCATGGGTTGGAATGTCTGTTACAACGTCAACATCTCCGGCCAGGTAAAAGATTGGCTCATTGGCATCAGTGATCCAGACAAGGCAGTTATCCGGACGGTTTAAGATCCTGATCCCGCCTTCTTCGGCCAGTTCAATCTCTGCAACAGGCCCGTTTCCGGAAATCTCTGCTCCTGACAAGGCAGTCATGGTTACGCGGTAGACCCCGGCAGGCAGCCCGCCATCATCTGCAATCAACATAGGCCCGTCAGGAACATTGATCCCCCATGGGTCCAGATCGTTAGAAACCGGGTTATAAATTCCGGTATTATACTGATTGGCTATATATACCCTGTCTTCAGCCTCCTCATAAGCTACCGGCACATCAGGACCTGACAGCCTGCCAACCTCAACAGCCTGCCTTGAAAAAATCCTGTAAAGCACCCCGTCTGCCATGCACAGCATGCACGTCCTGCCAGCCCAAAGGCTGTGCGCTCCGGGCAGATCAATAAACAGGCTCTTGCCCTGCCGCTTTTGCAAATCCCCGGAAACACCCGCATCGGCATTAAGCACAATCCGGGGTTCCACCACACCCGACTTAACGTCTGCCCAAAACCGGCCGGCAGCCTTTAAATTGTTCATTCCGACAAAGGCCCGGATATTAATATCTGACGGCATAATCCTCGTCCTCCGGCACATGATACGGGGTAGTGTCTCCCGGGATAAACCTGATCAGCTCTTCCAAAGCCTCATTCCGCTTGGCAAGGTGATACTGTACGCCGGCACCACTGCTGTTTTCACCATCCTCGATACCCTCGCCGAAAATCTCGGCGCACACGTCATGAGTTAAAAGCTTTCTTTGTAGATGTTCAGGAATGCCTTCGGGCTCATCACTTGGCACGGACAAAGACAAAGTGGCAGGCTTACGGTAAAAATGCAGGGTAAGGGTTTCCGGGCTTTCAGGAA